GCGGTTGCTTTCTGCCACAAGCCGATTGCCATGACGAGCGAAACGATGCCGTCGATGCGCTCCGTGCTGCGTGCCTTGCTGGGCTTGATGTTTCCTGCCGCGCTGTCGGTCTGAATCGCCACGTTGCCGGCCTGCCACGCCAGCACCGGATGGCCGCCGTGCAAGACCTTCCCGCTCACGACCCAGTTCTCAAACTGCTTGGACGGGGCCGAGAGCGAGCCGTAACCTTGCCGGTATTGTTCCATCTGCAGGCCATCCCCTTGCAGTTGCAGCCCAAGCTGCGCCGAGTTCCACGGGTCCAGACCCACGCCCCGGATCTGGTACTTCTTCGCCAGGTCGTTGATGTCGGCCCGCACTTTGTCGAAGTCCGTGACGTTGCCCTCGGTCATGTGCAGGTGGCCCTGTCGATGCCATGTGAGGTACGGCACCTTGTCCCGCCGCTCGCGCTGGTGGGCGTTCTCTTCGGGAATCCAGAAGTGCGGCTCGACCCAGAAGGTGCCATCGTCCAGCGGGAACAGCAGCACCAACGCCGTGGTGTCGAACGTGGTGGCCAAGTCCAGGCCAGCCCAGCACTCCCGGCCCTCGAGCGGCACCGGACAGGAAGCGTTGCCCTGTGCCCAGTGGTCCATGCGTAGCCAGCGGGTGTCCTGCTCAGTCCACTGGTTGAGGTACAGCTGGCGGAAGGTGTTCTCGTACGCGGGCATTTCCACGGCCCTGGCACACTCGCTCCGCAGGAAGTCGAGCTTCACGCTCACGCCCAGGTTGGGATTGGCGGCGGTCCACGTCGCCTCGTCCTTCCAATCAGCCTTTGGCCCCGCGGCGTAGATGGCGGACAGGAACCGCTCGTCTTTCACGGCCCCGGCCGCCACACTCTCGGCGTACTTCCAGATTTCCCAGCAGATGCTCTTGCGGTCGTAGCCGGCCGTCGTGATGTAGACCATCAGCGGCTGCGACCTGGCTCCCATGCTCGTGGCCATCACGTCCACCAGCTCGCGATTGGGCTGAGCGTGTAGCTCGTCAAAAATGACCCCACTCGGATTGAGTCCGTGTTGAATCCCGGCCTCAGCGCTCAGGGCCTTGTACGTGGCGTGCGTCTTCTCGCAGACGATGGCCGAGCGGTAGACCTTGAGGTGCTGCGACAAGACAGGCGACTGCTCAACCGCGATGCGGGCCGTGTCGAACACGAGCCGAGCCTGGTCGCGCGAGGCGGCGCAGGAATACACCTCGCCGCCTGGCTCGGGCTCCATCAAGAGCTTGAGAGCCAGCCCGGCACAGAGCGTGCTCTTGCCGTTCTTGCGAGGCACCGCTAAGAGCGAGGTACGGATCTGCCGCCGGCCGTCACGCTCGGCGAACAACGCCCGCACGTAGTCGCGCTGCCACGGCTCGAGCAGAAACGGCTGGCCGCCCTTGTCGCCTTTGGCGTGCGTAAAGAACCGTTCGAAGAACTTCACCGCGCGGCAGGAGGCACAGGTGCACTCAGCCGAACAGGATGGCGGCGTCTTCGTCGGTGGCCGTCGCTTGCTCAACTGCCGAGACCCTCGAAAGTGCCGACGCTGTCAGGCCAAACTGCTCGGCGAATCGCAGCATGTGCAGGCGAGAATCTTTTTTGCGATACCACGCCGGGTGATTCATCACCCTACCCTTGTCGTCCATAAACGTGGCCCCGTGCTGCTTCAGCTCCTGGTCTGCCTTGACCATGTCGGCCAAGGCGTCACAGTACGCTGCAAGCGTGTGCTGATGCCGCAGGCTCATCACCTTGGACGCCTCAAGCATCGGCACAATCCGCTGCCACTCGGCGCGTCCGATGTCGCAGAGGTAGCCAGGCGGCTCAGGCACGCCAGGAGCGGCCTCGATGCCGCTTTTATGCGGCCCCCTAATGCGTGAGCCTCGCAGCTTAAGTATCGGCTTAGGCGTTGGCTTTCGGCCCTTGCCCATTACGCCACACGGTGGAACGACGGGAACCGCGGCACGCCGGCGTCCGTCAGTTGCTGATACTTGAACGTAAACACGGTGCCAATCGCTGGCGGACTGCGCCGCAGCTCGCCCGTCAGCCCTGAAGATACACGGAACTCCGTGCCGTCTTGCAGACACGCCACCAACGCACCCACACTGCCGGCGTTGCGGCCCGTGCCGCCGTCGTAGCCGACCACCACTGCCTCGGCGTCGTGGAACGTCTTTACCTTGAGTAGCGTGCCGCTCCGCTTCCGCTCGTATCCGCTGCCCGGCTGCCGTAGCATCACGCCCTCGCCGCCCTGGTGCTCGACACGGGCCAACTCCTCGAGCAGATCGGCCTGGCCGCCGCACAGCCGCTGCGGCAGAACGTACGCCGGGCCGTCGCCGGCCAGTGCGTCACCGATGGCGGCCAGCCTGTCCTCAAATCCGCCCAACGCCATCGGGGCGTCGAACGCTGCGTACCGCACCTGCCGCCACTCAGGGCCAGCGTCGTGCGACTGAACCACGCTGACGGTCTCTTGAAACCGACCGCGCCCCAGCCACAGCTCGCCATCTAGCGGCTCGCCGACCGGCAAGGACCGCAGGAACCATCCCGGCGCGTGGATGACGTTGCCTGTGCGAGTCCGCAGCCGCCGGCAGTCCCACACGGCACGCACGCCGTCGAGCTTCTCGCTCATCCACCACCCGGCCGGATCGGAACCGGCCCAGTTCTTGGCAAGCAGCACGGCCATCACGCATCCTCCATGCACAGCTGGGCCAAGGTCACGACGGCCGGGGCACAGTCACGCGGCGAGATCTTCCACAGGTAGGTCTTGCCGTCAGGGTGCCGAGACGGCGGCAGGACAGACTGGGCCGGCTTGCCGCCAAATCGCACCTCCAGGCCGCCGAGCTTCCGCCAGCCGCAGCCCGGCACGACATCGGCAAGGCGAAAGATGCGGTGCTCACCTCGGCCGCTGGTGTACGTCGGCGTCTTGGCATTGTGAAGCCCGAGCTGCCGGACCAGCTTGCGCCCTTCGGCGTCGTCATACTCAACGTCGATCAGACCGCCATGGCCCAGCAGCAGCCCGACGTTGTAGCCACCGTCAAGCCATTCGCTGATGCGGTCGGGGCACTGCGTCGCCTCCTGGTGCCAAGCCAATCCAAGCGGTCGCTTGCTGCGGCGGCCGACCTTGACGCACGCGGCACCGTGCTTGAGCAGGGCAATCAGATCGGCGTCGCATGCAGTGGCGAGTGGCATTGAAGTGCTCCGTGTGCGGTGCCCAATCGTAGGCATCTCCTCATCGGATTTTCAACCCCATTGGTGCACGTTTTGTGCCTGAAAAACTGACGCAAAATGCACTTTGCGGAGGCACGCACCAGGGCCGCTGACGCACGCATTGGCGTTGTGCTGAACGCTATTCCTGGCCAGCCTCAACACCCGATGCCAGACGCAACGGGCAGCAGGCGGCGAGCGTCAGCCCCTAGGGGCCGTCTATTTCGGCCCCGCGTGCGGGGCGCAACCGTGGGGTTTGTATTCCGGCGTGCTGCGCGCGATCCAGACCGCCCTCCCGGCCCCTCACGTTCCTCCTCTGGCCTCTCGCAGCGTCTTGCGTGCATGGCAGCCACTGCAAAGACATTGGCCTGCAGCGAGATCGTAGCGGCTCCTGCCGTCATTGCAGCGGGTCGTGCCTAGCACAACCGGGCTCAGATGGTCTGCGTGATTGCGTGCGTCAACCCTGCCACAATGCTGGCACTGGTAGTTGTCCCGCATGAGGACAGACAACCGCCACTGCCTGTGTGCCTTGTCGCAGTACCCACGGGCTGCTGCGTTGGGTCGGATCTCGTCTCGCTTGGCACGGGACGATCCAAAGCGCGGCGGCCTGTGGGTTGGAATGCGATGGGGCATCAGCTCTTCATAACGACCACGCCGGCAGTGCCTGTGCTGTTGGTCGTGGCGCTGACGATCTTGAGCCAGGGCAACGCGAACACGGCATCGGGCAGCGAGTAGGCCCGGCCGTCCGTGCTCGAGGGGGCCAGCGTCAGGTCCACTGCCGAGCCATCCGAACCGTATAGGCGACGGAAGGGGCCGTCCGCTGCGGTAGCACCAAACATCTGCAGCGTCGTAGCGTTGGTGCTGATGGTGCCAATCGACACCACAGCCCCAGCCATGTCGCTCAGGTTGATGGTGGTGGCCAGCGAGGTTGCCGTGTGCAGGGTGATAGCAACGTCACGCACGCGGCGGCGAATCTTGATCTCGGACATGGGCGAGCTCCAGGTGGTGGCACAGGTCAAAGCCTGCAACGAGGCCAATGCCTATAGGCTAGGCAGTGCAGGGGCGAGGCTTGCAGTTACACCTCGAGCATCTCCCCTGGGATCATGCCCCGTATCTCTTCCGCCAGCCGTGCCGCATCTGGCGTCGGCGACCCATGCTTCAACAAGCTGCGGCACCGCTGGTCGATGTCCCACAGGGTGGTCAACGCCTGGCTGCCCAGCCGTGCGGCGTCGAACTCGCCCTGTTCGTCGGGGAGGTTGAACGTGAGGGTGGCTTTCATTTGGGCTGTGTATCAGGAGTGATACGTTTCGCTGCACACAACATGCGGCTTTCTGCCATCTTCCGTAGCCTCTTTATCTAGTGCCGTGCGTTATCACGTTCCGCAGACACACTGGTTCTCACCCATCGACGCTAACTGCCGCCCCTTCAACGGTCGGCTCATTGAGTTCATAGGCCGGAACGTCAGCCTCCACCCACCGAATCTGTTTGTCGCCGCCGTTTCCGTCCATGCACTCATACGCCATGTTGGCCGCCTCGCGACCGGCGTTTTTGCCCTTGTTGCACCAGCCGTTGGCGGAGTAGTCGCCATCCTCCGACACGCACACGGCTATGCGGACGCGGATTGTTTTTGCTGGAACCATTCCTTTTTCCTGCAGTGAGAACCAACGGATGCAGCGGACTCGCGATTCCGCTTTGTGGTGTAGTTGCGTCGGCGGTCGCGAGCCGCTGATCCTGCGTGTTCTCACTTCGTCCGCTCCAGCAGCCCCCGTAGCGTGGCCTTGAGTTGTGGCTTACAGACCCATGTCTCTATCGCCAACTCAATCGCCGCCCGCTCCGCGTCGGTGAGCGTATCGCTTGCGGCGATAACCGCCTGCAATCGCCGCACCTCGGCGGCCAGGAGGTCGGCGTCCGTGCAGGTGTCAGGGTCAACCCTCATTTCAGTCGCTCCAGCAGCCCCCGCAGCGTGGCGTCAACCGCGTCGGGGCCGCCCGTGCCGACGTAGTACGCCACCGCCTCACGCTCCTCGTCGGTGAGCCTCGCCCGTCCGAGCGCATCCGCGAGCCGGTCGATCATGCACCGCTCATGCCACATATGGCAGCGGTCGCCGTGCGTTTTGATCGCCCTCGGCTGGGCGTCACTCCACTCGCGGTAGTCGGCCAGGATGTCTGCCACGTTGCTCTCCAGAATGGCGATCCCGGCGGGTTCGGCGGGCCGGATTATCGGGCCGGTGCCTGCCCGCCGGGATCGCTGTTGCCACTCGTCGGTCGCCCCAATCGTATCGTATAAGACACGTTTTTCGGCGTTTCTCGCATACGGTTGGGGCGTTAGGTTCCGCCTCTAGCGACATTTCATGTTGGCAAGCCAACCGCTCGGCTGCACTCTCCAAAAAGGAACAAGAGTAGCCAGCAACTCGCCAGCAAGCCGCCCGAGCGGTGACTGCATCTCGTCTAGCACTGCGCCACCTCCTTTAGCGACACTCAAACAACAGTTTCTTCTGTGTAGGGTGCTTGTCCACTCTCGGCCGGCTCGGGCAGTTCCAGCTGCCGCCGCCGCGTTGCCCCAGGCACTTCCACCCAGCTGCCTTGAGCGTGGTGCCCGGCTCGGTGTCCAAGATATATGTGATGAGCCGCCCGTAGCCCAGTGCCTTCGTAGCCCTCCAAGCGGCCCCGTAGAGGCAGGAGCAGGCATTGGGGCACCCGTCACTCGCAAGCCGCGTGACTTCCAGCGTCATACCATCGTCGTTGCCTCTCGCGACCGGCCTGCCGACCATCACCACGGCCCGCACCTTCTCTTCCTCGTCTGACACGCACAGCGAAAACTTGTGCCCGCACGGCGGCTTGTGATGCCGGTGATGCTGATTGACGAACGCCACCGCATCGGCGTACTCGCACGGCAACACTCGTAGCTTCGACTGGCTCATCCCCGCAGCCTATCCAGATCGTCCAGCGAGTCTACGCCTCTTCCGGCCGCCTCTACCGTCTGCTGGCGATCCAGACAACGAGCGCCTGCCCTGCGAGCAGCACCGCCATCATCGCGACGAATGGCCATGTGATTTCGTCCATGCCCGCCATCGTACCGACGCCGTCCAGCGAGTCTACGCCTGTTGCGGCAACCATCCGGCATCGCCGGATAGTTCCGACGCTTCATTGTGCGTCTACGGACGCTCGGGTTCCGGCGGCAGCATGGCGACGGCATCGGCCCACAGGATCACCTCCACTGCCTGCCCTAACACTGCCTTGTCCGCAGCCTCCCACATCGCATGGAGCAAGCCGCCCGGCTCAATCTCGGTCAGAACGTCGGCACAGAGCATCAGCCGCCCATCAGTCAGCACGCGAGGTTCTGGGACGCAGTTGGTGGAGCCGTGCAGGCCGTGCAGTTCCGCGAGCCTGCCAGCCAGTTGCGGCGTGAAGACGAGAGCCAGCGACTTGGCGGCTTCGTAGGAGATCGGCAGCGTGAGGCCTGCGAGCGTCATGCGTTTCGGCCCAGGGAGGTCTGCAATGCCTGCATGGCGGCGTAATAGGCCGACACCTGCGTGTCCGTCATGCTCGCGCCGATGCTGTACGACATCATGCGGTGGCCAGCGAATAATGCCGCCGTCCCTCCCGAGTTCGCGGCGAAAACATACCATTGGACTGAATGCGAGGCAGGCGTTGTACTCGTTGTTCCCGTCACCTT